TCCCATCAGGAACTTGTAATGCTCCATGTCCTTCACGCCACCGCCCACAATAACGTCTTCCGACTGTTTTCGTAAGTTTCGGACTGAAATCAGCACTTTTTCAGTGAATTCAAGCATGGATTACTCCAAGTACGCAGACAGTACGGGCCCTATCTGAAGGCTACATGCTTATTATGCATGTATATTTGCACTAAAACACTATTTTTATGTGATTTTTACTTTTTTGAACGCATCTTTCCGATAAACAAAGGTTGGTTTGTTCACCTGAATTGTTTCACGTGGAACATTCTTGGCCCGATTCGGGCCTGTTTCACGCTTCTTCATTGATTTATTGGGTCTGATTGCCACGTTGGCCTCCTGTTTGGGTCATTTTTGCCAATGCCACTGCATTACGCTCTGCCGCAATTTTGTCTGCCTGTGCCAACTTGGCCTGATCAATCTGCATGTCGTTCTGTTCCCGCTGCTGATCAAAGGTTAGTTTGGCCGTATCAATTTGGGCCTTGGTCTGATCCCGCTGTGCAGACTGCGCCAACTCCTGCTTCTTCAACTCAATCAATGGGTCAGGTTGCTGTTGATTTGCCCCAGACAGCTGATCCTGCATTGCCTTGACCTCTTGGAAGTACTGCGCCACCTTCAGCGCCACCATGGCCTCACGTTGCAGCAATGACACCATTTGATCAGGATCAGTGCCATACAACTGGAACAGTTCCGCCTCTGTCGCCTCTTCTGCCTTCTTGGTCAAGTGGTCAAAGATGTGCTTTTGCAAAGCAATGGCCACGTTGGGCATCGCAGAAACAATTGGGGACAGACCAAACATCAGGTGGCTCATTATGTGAGCGTCATGCTGCTGGCCAGCAAACGCCTTCAATGGGGAACCATCCAGCGCCTGTGAGTTCTCGCTTGCCGGATCTTTTGGCTTATCCACATCCTGACTTGTCAAGATGGAATCAATGTCTCTGACGCCAATGGCTTCGTACATGCGCCGATAGGCTTCATACATGTTATGCATCTGGGGCGCACTTTGGGCAAGTTGCAGCTGCGTTTGCGCCATAGTGATTCTCTGGGCAACAGAGAAAATGTTGGGGTCGGACACCGGCAGAACGTCGATTCGGTCATCAAAGTCCTTTTTCTTGATCTTACGGGACTCTCCGGGGACATCATACGGGTACTCGGCGGGCAAATACTCCGCAAAACCCTTGGCCAGCAGTTGAAACTCCAGCCTCTGTGCGTAATGCAGCCGCTTATGAATGGCCGACATAACCGATGCGCCCTTTTCCAACAGCGCAATGGTGGTGCCTACCGCAGCATTTTGGTTGCTGTCTCCCACCTGCAAGTCGGTAATTGCCGCCATGCGACGACCGGCTTCCACGCAGAAGCCCATCAGCGCAAACAGTGTCTGGCTTGGCTCCTTGTAGGGCAATGGCAGCAGCGACTGCTGCAAATCCATACCACCGGCATCAATGTCGCGCCATTCGCCCGGAGAGATCGGCACATCATCATTCTCAATCCGCGCACCCTTGGCCTTGAAGCCCGCTGGCAGGTTGCTCAAGGTACCTGCATCCGTCAACTGACGCAGTGCAGCCGACGCTGTCTTGGACAGGCCACCAATTAGATGCAAGAAGCCCAGACCATACGCACCGGGGCCCTGAACAAGCAGGTAATGAACGTAGTATTCCTGCCGATCTTTGATGTCTTTCTTCTCTTTCCAGTTGCGGCGAACACCCACAACGCGCTCAGAGACCTCATCAATCGTGATTACATACGGCAGTTTGATACCGGTAGGTTCTCCGTCCTCGTCCTTGTCCTCAAAGCCGGGCAAGTCATAATCCACCTGAAACTCAAGCAGGTAAATCTCTTCCTCATCGCCACTTGGCACAACACCCGTGACCTTCTTGTCCTTCTCCTGAACAATCTTGGTCTGCTCCATGTCCACCGAAGGGTCCGCTGAGTCCAAATACTGGCCACGTACTACCGCCTTGCGGTAGGCATTCAACGACATCGGAAAGCGGTAAGTAATACGCTCACACTCGCTCATCACCGACGAGCCGTTGTAGGGAATATACAGATTGTCAGCAGGGATCATCTTGCTGACCATACGACCCTTGTCGTAGTCAAAGTAGATTTTCTTGAAGGCTGATCCGCCGTAGCCCACGTAGAACAGCATCTGGTCAAACTCCGGCGTGTACTCAGGCATGGCCGTAGTAATCTGATAGTTCATGAACTCCTTGACGCGCTGGGCTTGCATCAGCTTTTCACGCGTCTCTTTACCCAGCACCTGCGTACGCACGGGCCCGCCCGCGGGCATCAATTCCTTCAACGCTTGCGCTTGGAATTGCACAATCGCCTCGGACAGCAGTGGGTGGTACACGCCACACGCGCCCTTGAACGGCTTGGTGCGCTCTTCCATCGAGAAGCCCAGCAACTCCATGCCCTGTGAGTACTGCTTTTCCCACGGCTCACGGGATGAGGTATCTGCCTCATAGAGCATCATCAGGTCTTCAGATATGCCTGTCAGAACATCTTCCGGCAGCACTTCTGCGAGATTCGCGTCGAACGGAACTTCCTCGTCTTCCTCTTCGCCGATGTTGACGACAACGCCGCCGTCTTCATCAAACTCAATTTCGATATCAGGCAGTTCGCCCTCGCTCTCAACTTCGATATCCATCTCGCCCGAAGGCAGACTGTTTAAGCGTTCTACTGGCATGGTCGTTCCTTATTCAGCGCCTTTGTTGCGGTACTGTAGATAGTTTGAGTACTCTTCCGCCCAGTTTACCTGAGGAGCACCTTTTTCGATTTTTTTACCTTCTCGAGTAAATGTATAAACCTCAGGAGCACTACTAGATTTAAATTGCAATGACCCATAAGTGTCCCGCAACTTATCAAATAACTTAAATACCTCACGTGTTTCGTCTGGCGTAGGCAAGCTGTTGTATGGGGCTTTGACCTGACTAATGTACAACCCCTCTGGATCCACACGTCCCTCTACTGTTGTCACCGGTTGGTTGCCTTCTGGACGACGAGAAAAAACTTTTGCTTTACCCGACAAGAAACCCTCTTTTCCTCCGTGCCCATATCCCGTTTTCTTCATGTAGTCACCAACAGAGTGGTTCATTGCTGCGCCTTCTAGTTGAACCGCAAACGGAGAGTCCACACTTACCCATCCAGTGTTCTCGAGCCCTTTAATTGGCGTAACTCCTTGTTTATACGATTCAGAGGGAATAGGCTTTCCTTTTCTTGCGGCCTCAAAAAGTGCCTCAGAACTGCGCTCTAATAAGGTATTTTGAGCACCGCGAATAACCATTTCTGGATAAGACATTTTTTCAATGTCTTTGATCGTCAATGAAGCAATACCTTGTGACGCGTTGGCAAGCGGGCTAAATTCTGGCCCTGCTATACGTACGTCATATATTGGTTGTTCTCTTTTTACGGCTTCTATTATTGCTTGTTCCTGTCCTGATACCGGACCGCGTTTTTTCTCCAACAAGTCAGCCAACATCTTAGATGCATCCGAAGGGAACTGGGTTTTTAGTTCTGTAATATCTTTATGTATCAGTTGTGGATTAAAAAACTCATCTTCCACACCTTCTTGACGCATTAATTCTTTTTCTCTTTTTCTTGTTTTTGTCATGAACGGTATCCAATCTTTTTCTGCGGCCTTATTGACTGGACTTACTACTTCCCCTCTTAGGTTAGACCAAATATCGTATCTTTGATCAAACTTACTCAACGCCTCTGGGTTACCATCTTGCGCAGCACGTAATAGTTCTGGGGGTAGAAGTTCCGCTTCTTTACCCACTAACTTTATTCTTCCTTCCAACAATGCATTCCGAACAGGGTCTTCTACCGTACCATACGTAGTTGTAAAATATTTTCGACCTTTATTAAGAATAAGCTCTTTAATTCTTCCAGCTTCTTTGCCGGGGATGTTAGGAGAATTCCTTAATACATTTTCCGCTACTGTTTCCAAATAATTATCCAAATTCGACCCAGAGCCCGCAGGATAAAAAACGCCACCCTTTGGCTTGACTACATACATCGGCTCGGCAGCAGGGGCTACTTTCATCAATGCCGCTTCAACCTGTGGACCTGATTCCTTCAACGCCTTTAGCGTAGCCTTTGCTGTCTTCGGCGCAGCCTTCAACGCGATTGACGGATCAATGGCCGTGCCTATCTCCACATACCCTTGTGATTCCTTTGTCGGCGCAGTCATGCGCTTGGGCAGATACTGACGCTCTACTTCCGTGGAGGTCGCGAACCTGCGGTTTTTGTCATCACGGAAAATGGATTCAATATCTCCAACAATGCCCGGTACACCAGCCACGGACCCACGAGCCACAGATTCAAGATTACTTACTCCTTCTCTAGCAATACCCTTCAATACTTTCAATGCCTCACGCGCATCACGTACATCAGGCAGCTTCATATTACGAAATGCCGCACGGGTATCCGCAGTAATAGGGCCCGAATCCGCAACCTCACCATAAACAGGCGAACCCTCTGCGCGATGAACAATCCCACCTTCTGCTTTTCTTATGTCAGGCGTCTTGACGTTGAACGAACCTTGATTTCCCGTGGCCGACTTGATCTTCTTAGGGTCAAATATGCCAAGGTTTTTAGTGCCCGCCTCCATCATGTACATGCCATCAAAGCCTAACTTCTTTGCGGCTTCCAACACAATAGGGTCTTCAATAAATCCCCACTGCCCCGTTGATAAAAGCCGACGCACACTGTCCGTGGTTACCGGCTTACCGCCACTTGTCATCCACCATGCCAAATCTTTTTTACCTTTGTTTTTTCTTACCGCAGCTGATATTTCCGCTGCTAACTCATCTACATGCTTTGCATTTTCAAAGTCAAACGGCTTTTTGACCTGTACATACACAGGATATACGCGGGAAGGACTTGCAAGACCTTTTCCCCCAAAGCGCATCCCCGTAAACAAATCTGTAAATTCTGGATTCGGTGTGACAAAAGTCATACCACCGGTTCCGGGCTTGAAAGAAGTAAAGCCTTGGTCCATGCCAACAGTTTTGTAAAAGCCCGGCAGTCTGTTGTCTACTACTGTTTTGCCTTGCGGGGACAATAAAGTGCCGTGGTACATGCGACGCTTTTCAGCAGAAGATGCCAAGAACGCCTCTCTCGCCCTCTCCAATGCCTTAGGATCAAATGACTTCACCTGCTGCAATACCTCTTCCGCAGACAGTTTACCCATCGGAAAAGTATCTACTTCCTTTGCCGGAAGCGCATTCTTTGCCTTGGTTATCAGGTTCCTGACCACACTCGGCGGCAGTATCTGCTGTGGCGTAACCGGCAGTGGCAAGTACGTACCAAGCTCCTCATACCCCGCAGTTTCCGCAGTAGGCGCAGTCATGCGTTTAGGTAACACGTCCCGCTTTACTTCTTCCGTGGTCATGTACTTGCGGCTCTTGTCGTCACGAAACCCCGACTCCACATCACCTACAAATCCGGGAATTGCGGCGACTGAGCCGCGCAGCGTGGACTCCAAATTACTGACACCCTCACGGCCAATCTGACCCAACGTGCTCAATGCCTCACGCGCATTAAACTTTGGACCCTTGAAGAAGTTCTGACGTGTCTGTGCTGTTAACCCCCCCGAATCACTTAGGTCATAGCCTTCGCCATAAATAGGTGAGCCATCGGCACGATGCACCACACCACCATGCGCCATCTTTACTGGCTCCGGAGCAAAGGGTGACTGATAGGTCAAGTCAAGGTCGGCTAACGACGAAGTGCGCGTAGGCTCTTCTTCCAATGTCGAATCATTTTCCGCCAACTGCTCACTACGGCGTTCCATGTATCTTTCAGCGATAGTATCTTCATCATCGTAGTCATCCTCATCGTCACGCGAATCTGCCAGCGTTGTTGCTGCCAACGCCGCCTGATAGCTCGGACCCAACCGTTCCATATCCGCACGGGTCACTACATTCTGCTGCTGTTCCGCGGACCGCGGTGCGGTATCCAATGTCGATCCAACTGGCGCGTACTCTACCGGAGCCTCTGCCCGCGGCACCTGTGTCTTCTCTACCCGCTTGGCCGGTGGAACAGGACGAACATCCGCCCGCTTGTTCGGGGCAGGAGACGGTTGCGCTATTGTTGGAACAGACACCGGCGCACCCATGCGACCCGCTATGCGAACCACATAATTTCTCGTCTCTGCGGGCAGCTTGTTGATATCCGCCCCTGCCTTAATCCAACGGTCCGCGTTCCCCGGACCCCAGTTGTAGGCCACCGCAGCTAACGTAGGATTATTGTTATAACGTCGCAGCATCACTGCCGCATAATCCCGACCCACCCGAGCAATCTCGTCCGGACTATTATCCCGAGCAGGACGAACACCAAACCCGGGATCAGTCACTGTTCCGGGCATCACCTGCATCTCCCCCTGCGCACCCTTGGGCGAAGTCAGCAACTTCCCTGACTTGTCATACCGCTTGCCCTGACTCTCAGCTTGCATTACCGCACCCGTGAACTGCGACAACAGGTCCGCGGCGCTCGATTCGCGAGACTGCGGTTGCACTTGTTGCGGTTGGGCTTTTGGCTGGGGCTGGGGTTGTGCCTGAGACTTGGAGAACTGCTTAAATATCTGCTTGTACTGAGGAGCCCGTAGGTGCAAACCCATCGGATCCTTCGTCACATCAGGGAACATATTGACCAAAGGCCCCATGTAGGTCAGGCCCTTGCGCTCGGCCAACCCCGCCAAGAATTCATTCTGCCCTGTGGTGGGCTTTGACTTCGTCCCGGGACCCACACCAATCAATATCGGATTGCCGCCCTGCTTTCTGACAAAATCAATCTGCTGCTCAATAAACTTCCTCTGCTCTGGAATGTTCGGCATCCCCGTGCCAATAAATACATCACGACCCGACAAGCTATTACTCGCCGCAAACCGCTCCAGCATCCCATACACTTCCTTCGGACCCGCCCCAATACGACTTATTCCCGGCAGCTGATTCGCGTCCCGCATACCCACAGCCAAGCTGTCACCAATAGCAATAGGGGGCAAAGTTTTGTCGGCCATGGCTCGCGGTCCGCGTCAAAAGAAGAATGCCGCTAAACTACCATTTTCCCTAGTAATACTCAACTATCCGCGCATCGGGATCGCGCTCTTCCTCATCATCGTCATCCAACTTGACAAAGTTGCCCTGACGAAACCGCATCAGCGCCATTACCATAACGTCCACCTGATCGTCATGCGCCCCATTCGGAAACGCCGCGCACTCCTCCACCAAGTCCTGCGCAAACTCCTCATCTTCCGGATACCAGACCATCCCCGACTCCAGTATCGGCGCAACAGCATTGGCCCGGCTCACCTTATCCTGCCCCTGCCGCCTACCACCCGGGCTGTACATCGTCACCGGAATATTCATCTTCCTCAACTCCTGCTGCAAGGAGGTACCCGTGGCCTTCGCCTCAATCAATACGTTGTCAGGTTGCCAATACACATACTCCCGCTTGGCGATCCGCTTTAATTCAGGAAAGTCCCACCGACCCTTGGTAACAGACAGCAGTATCAACGCCGGACCCGAGTCAGCACTGGGGTAGAACACGCCCCACGTCGAGATCACCGAAAAGTCAGCCGTCTCCTTCTTGCTATACGCCGTGTCCAAGGTCTGCAAAATGTAGTCACACTCCGGTGGCTCATCATATTTCCACTTGCGCCACCACTCGCGCTTCAGGATAGCCCCCTCATCATTGGTCGGCTGCTGCTGCCACTGCGCATTCCACTTCTTGATGCCAATCGACATCTTGACCTTTTCCAACTCCTCCAGCTGCCAATACTCCGGCCACAAAGGGTTGCCACTGGGCAGAATGGCAGGGAACTCCAATATCTCCCACTGGTCGGATTTTAGTTGTCCTTGTTGGCGGAGAAGGCGACCAGACAGGTCATCTGTCTTCCACCTTGTGTTAATGATAATAATTGCGCCGTTTGGCTGCAATCGCTGACGGGGACCAGAGGTGTACCACTCCCATGTGTTCTCCATGGCAGTCTCAGACACCGCATCCTGCTCGTCCAAGATGTCGTCCAGCACAATAATGTCGCCACCACGACCCGTCATCGCACCACCCTTACCGATAAAAAAGGCCTCACCGCCTTGGCGCGTGTTCCACCGGCCAGCAGCCTTGCTGTCTACAGAAAGCTTGGTGTCAGGGAATAACTCGCCGTACTTCTCATCCTCCACCAAGTTCCTGATCATCCGGCCAAATCGCTGGGCTAACTCCGCCGTGTGGGAGCCGACAATAAGCTTACTCTGCGGTAACTTGCCCATCAGGTAGGCAGGGAACAGATAACTGCCCATTTGGCTTTTGCCGTGGCGCGGGGGCATCGCGATCATCAACCGCTTGCATTTGCCCGAGACAACACGGTCCAATGCAGCCGCGATCCGCCGATGGTGCTCCCCGACGATCATTTCGGGCCACACGTACAGGCAGAAGTCCAGAAAGGTTGTTGTTGCGCGGTCCCGGGCCTCCAAGAGTTGGAGGCGGAGTTCGAGCTTGAGCCGCTCTGCGTCAATGTCTTCAGGTTTCATAGATTACTAATATATACCCCCCATGTGCCTTTTACAAATGAAGGGGGTAGTTTTATGGGGAGGGGGTGCCGGGGGTCAAGTTTATGGGGTGTATTTGTTTGTGTGAAATCGCGCCATTGGGCCGCTCGTGTCAAGGGGGGCCGTTTATGGCCCTCCCCCCTCGCTGCCTGTCAAGTTATTTGTCGCTATCAGGGCAGCTGCCCTGATAGCGTGAACCGATTAGCGGGTCAGGGATAGATCATCGGCCCGGGCCCGGGCATCGGTGCCCAGCTCGAGTGCTGCGTTGTGTGCATCGCGGGCCGCGCGGGCTGTCTCTTCAGTAGTGTACAGGTCCCGGGTGTTCAGTCGCACCGCGGTGTACTCCTGCTCCTGATACGCAAAGCGGACCTTGTAGTCGGATGAATAGACTTCATCCACCCGGCGGAAGCGCAGCAGCATTGCGCACAATGCATTCACTTCCTTGTCAGTGAATCCCGCTGGGATAACATACTCGAGCCCGCCGATAAACAGGGTGTTGGCTTGTGTCTTCATTTTCTCTATCCTCTCTAAGGGTTGCGTGGCACCACCGGTGCCACGCGGTAATTATAACATTAATCCACGTCAATGCTAAACGATATTCTGCTGCGGACTATATCGCGGACCGTGTCTTCGAAGTC